CGCCCCCCACTTGATTAAATTCAGCCTCATAAAGCCATAAGCCTCCGCCCTCTTCCTCGTCACTACTGTTGGCACCAAACCGTATCTTTGTTACACTCTTTGTTGCGCCCAGTTCTATTTCAACCCATTGATTCGAGGCAAACGCCCCCTCAAGGATACGGTGCCAATCATCATCATAATATACATCAATATCGCATTCTGTGCTTGCACCTTGCACTGCCGCCCAGAAACGTATCTTGTCACAATTAACAGCAGCCCGTATAAGTTCAAGGTAGCCGGTGTTACTCATCGGTTCGCAAGTCCCTATGGCATAAGTAGTCGTGCTGCCGTCGTAGGCTTTTGTCTCATCTTCCCATTTTCCTGACGTATCACTATTGCTTGTTGGTGATACCCAACCGCCAAAGCATTGCGAGCAAAACAAGACAAGAAATAAACCAATTATACCCATATTTTTCATTTGTTTATTCTTTTTCCAGATCCTTCGTCTGTTCGAGGGCCTTTCTCAAATCGTTCACGGCCAGGTCAATATCGTTGAAGGCAACAAACTCGTTCGGCTCGGTGATATGGCCGTCGGCCTGTATCTTGTGCAGCTCCTCGAACAATACGTCGATATGTTCTTTTATCGAGCTCATTTGATTTTCGAAATCAGACCTGCGAATGTAAGTGCGCTGGCCGTTATTGCGCTCATCGCCATCAATACCACCGTCACCCAGACCGGAATCAGTTTGTGCATGAACTGTCTGAGCTCATTGATTGCATCCCACTGCTGGCTGTTAGTTGTTTCGATATTATCGATCGCCTTTTCGGTAATACCGATTCTTTCTTCCGGTGTCTTGGCCATTTACGCCTCCCAGTTAAAATTCAATCCCGGGCGGCGGCGCCGTCTGAATCACCGCCGCCCTATGCCGAATTAACCGAACCGCTGCTATGGTCAGCTTAAAGTTGCGTGTGCCGCCTGCTGCCAGTAGCCGTAGCCGACGTTGCGAAGCGTCTTGACTCCGAAGAGGTGCTCATCCTCTTTGAATTCGTGGTCCGAGCCTTCCGCCAGTGCGCTCATCTTGATACCTTCCTCTTCCTGGCGAATAAGGGGCTTGGTCTTTGCATCGGCACGGAACACGGCGAACTGCGTTGTATAGGTCAATCTCGAGTTGGCGACGACAGCGACTTCGAAGTCCGTTTTTTCAACGATGCTGCTTAAAGGATTCGAATCACCCGAACCGACCATATTGCTGTAAATCCCTGGCGCCAGATACGGCCAGAGGATTGGGCTGGTCATCACCAGAAACTTTCTGGCCCCATCGTTCATCGGCTCACCCTTGTCGTCCTTATAGGTAAGCATATAGGCGATAACGCCGAGTATTGCGGTGGCCGCTTCTTCCGGCGTCGGTTTCGTCGCAGTTGTGACTGTCAGTGCCGGCACTTCCGTCGCCGTCAGCAGGTTCTTCTGCGTACCGCTGTCGCCCTCGGAATGGTCGTTATCGAAGAAGTACTGGCCGTCGTAGCACAGCCCGCTCGTTGCACCGGTGCCGTTGGCTATGAGCGTGCTTACGAGCTTGGCCCAGTGCTCCACGGCCCTTCTGGCCAGTTCACCGACACGAATGTTAATCTGGCCGGTCTTATCGCGTCGAATCCAGTCGACGGGTATACCGAGTGTCGCCTCGAATTTCTTGTTGATGATTGTCAGGCCGTTCTCGCGGAAACCGTGAGCCTCACGGCCGCCGAGCCATTCCCGAAGTGCCGGCGACATTCCGAGCCATTTATAGGTCTCGGATTCCTGGTCGCTATCGAAGAACATCGAAATAAGATTTATCCACGATGCCCCGAGCAGCGATTCGAGCTGATTAAAGAAGCTGCCGATAATCGCTCTTGAGCCTAATCCACTTGCTCCCATTTTCTATCTCCTTAAAAAAGGTTTTCTTCTTTTTTGCAGCGGGCAACAAAAAAACGGCAACAGGGTGATAGGGCACCCTATTGCCGTTTTAATGTTCTTACGTCGATTGACCGCCCGTCGGCATTCAATCGAACCCGGATTTAAGTTTTAAAAGAACTGTGCTTATGTCTCAATCGCCCACGTTCCGCGGAGACTGGTAACCGTCCATCCAGTCGCATTGCCGGCCAATTTAATGAAATCGCCTCGCTGTGCGGTAGCTTTGGTGTTCGAAAACTTCTTACCACCAGCACCGGCCCCAAGACCGCAACCGCCCGATATAACTTCAGAACCATTGGGGTCAACTTCAACTAACGCTACTCCAAAGCCGGCTATATTTACAATAGTTACCTCAAAACCGCTCAATAGCGTGGCTATTGCCGACATAGCAATAACAACTGCATCCGTATCGACATAAATTACTTTGCCGCTATCGGCAAGAAGTGCGGTGTAACCTGCCGATTTGAGTATGCGATTGATAGTATTGGGGCCGAACTCATCGACCTCGCTCGGCCTGAACTCGACCTCCATTTTTGTAGCACTAACATATCGGGAGATCACACCGACATAACTATTGCCTGTACTGGCGCCAGCGCCTTTGAAAGTCAATACTGAATCATCGCTGGCATAGACCGGCTGGCCGACGTCCGTGATAAGCCCCACCAGGGGCACCACCAAACGGTATCTGCCGCCGCGCAGCCGGATGTTCTTGGCACCGGCTGCGCCGCTGGCATTATCGACCTTTTCCACGGCGTGTCCGAGGAACTTGTCGCCGGCGACCAGCGGCCTGCCGTAACCGGCCGCATTGTCGCCGACCATAGCGCCCTCATAGACTATGTCGTCGGCGATAATCGGCACTGAATTATGCTGTCCCAGCACCTCAACTTGAGGGCTGTCCGCTGCTAAAGTCGTCATTGTTTTGCTCCTTAAAAGTCAATTTTTTCTTTCTGTTATATTTTTGAAAAGGCCTTCGTCCGGGGTCAGACCCCGAATTTTTCAAACACCTCGATTGCCTTTTTAATCCTTTCTGTCCTTTCGTTCTGAACAGAGCCGGCCCCCGCGCAGCGGACGAGGTAGTTTTTCAGCGTTGCAAGTGCCGCCGGGTCATCGGCTGCCAGTACGAACGGCCGGGCGTTCGTATCGGTCCGTCTGCCGCCGTTATTTGCGTAGAAACGAGCCACACCATCGACAAACGGGTCCGAAGCCGGTATCCCAAAGGCAGGTATCCTGCTCTTGTTGTCGATTCTCGGCTGTTCAACTACTTTTTCTTCCGGCTCTTTTTTCTCTTTTTTGGACATTTTCATACCTCAATTTAATTTACAATTTTCGATTTATTCGTCATTCGTTATTCGTGCCTCTGTTCCTTTGCCGCTTTTTTACCTTTTACTTATCTTCACCTGGCCCGCATCATCGGCCTTTCTGTAGGCAATATAGTTGGCCAGACCATCAGCACCGAACTCTCTCTGGATGTCTTCGGATCCGTTGAATTCATCGGTGTATTTTTCTTCGGGTTTCTGCACTTTCGCCGGTCCGGCGGCGGCCTGGTTGTCGGTAAACTCGGCGTGGGCCGGGTCGATTCTGGTCGCCGCCTGTGCCGCGGCCGTTCTGGCGGCCTCGTTTGCCTTATCGAGGTCGCCCTTGAGCTTCTTGGCGTAGGCATCGGTCGCCGCTACAAGCGTTACACCCGCCTTGAGCTGCTCGATACAGAACGCAGGGTGGTCATCGCCGAACCTTTCGGCGAACTTGGCGAACCTCTCGCTCGCCTCTTTAGTACCTTCCTTTTTGCCTTCGTCTCTGGCATCTGCCGTAATCTGTTTGTGCAGCTCCGGATAATCGGCGGCAAATGTCTCGACTTTGAGCTCTTGTGTCTCCATAATTTGCTCCTTCTCAATTAAGTTAAAACTTACCTGGTCTTTGCCGCCCTCGGCAAACACTTTGGACTGCGTATTGGAATCGGCCCCGAATACACACATGCTGACATCTTTGATAACGGCCTTTCTAAATACCGCACCCGGGCCTTTGAGTGTCCGGCCGTTGACCTCGACGCTCGAACCTTCCTTGACGTATTCGATGATTTCCGGCGGTAAAAGCATACTCGCCTCCATCGGGAAGCCATCCTTAATATCCTGTTTCAGTTCCTGCGCAGCCGGGTTCGACAGAAATATCCCCTCCACTATTACTTTCTCATCGATGTCCTGTCTGGTTGAAAAACCGAGTCTGATATTGCCCAAATGCTCCTGAAGAACCGGTGTCTTTTTCTTGGCAAATTTCAGACCCTTAAGGTCGAATGCCAGATTGCCCCACCACCAGTGCCCTCTGATTATGCCGCCCGAATAGGCGACTATTTTGAACGTGCCCCTCTCGTCATCCGATGATTCTGCAAAGCAGACATTATTCTGCTCTGCAAATATACATGCGTTGACCGGCGCTGTCTTTTTATCTTTATTCGACATTTGCTTATCCCTTAGAGATTTTCGATTTATCAATCATCTGTCGTCGAGAACAAGGCCTTCTTTTTTTAGCAGGACCTCTTCTGCCGCCCGTTTTCCGATTACCTCCTCGAAATCATCACCCTGCCGGGCGCAGATTGCGGTCCGTGTGGTCGTCTTGTTCTTCAACTGCTGCTCATCGGCCTTCGATTCCTTGAACGGGTCCACGTACGGCCAGCGCTTGCAGAATATTTCATGGTGATATACCTTTTCGTTGTCCGTTTTTATGAGCTTCTTTTCCAGCAATCGGGCCAGTTTCCACCGCCAGACCCGCGAAACGTACGGCTTGATAATCCATTCCTGCTCTCTCTGCCAGGCATCCTGTACCTTCTGATACGCGATTCGGGCGTTCATAAAGGTAGCGCCCGCAAAGTCCAGCGTAATCAGCATTAAGGGCATGCACATCGGCCTGCCGATGAACGTCAGCATCCTCAAAATGAACGGGTCAAACAGGCTGCCCGGCCGGGTCTGGCCGATTCCTCTTGCTTCCTCGCCGTCCTCACCGTACATAATCGTCCCCGGCTGTACCTTCTCTAATCGATTATTGTCCTCATCAACGCCGCTGCTGCTGATACCGCCGGTATAGCCGGCAGGGGCACCCTCGGAATCCTTTTTTGAGATAAAGACCGAAAAACATGCATTTACCTTGGCCGCCACTAATTCGGCATCGACGTAGCCGGTAATCTTGTCGATAAAGTCGATTGCGCTTGTCAACACCGGCTTTCCTCGTGACTGGCTGAACCTTTTAGGATTGAACATCAGGTGAACCGTCTCGGCCTTATACTTGTTATAGCTGCCCGGCTTTATATAGCCCCATTTCCTGTCGGATTCGCCGATATAATACCCGATTACCGCCTTTGTCTTTTTGCTGTATGCAATCCCGTTTATTATCTCGAAGTTTTCCGGGTTCTTTGCGTCGTATGGTGTCCCTATCTGCTCGCCCTCGACGGCCTGCATTTTGTCATCGAGAAAGATTGTTGCCAAATCGCCATCCCTTCGGTACGAAAGAAACGCCATGCCCAGGAACTGATTGAAGTTAAACCTCTCGGTAACATCGCAGGGACTGTCCAGCATCTCCTCTTTCCAGGCCGCCTCAATTTCATCGTTGAGAGCCTTATCGAGGGTCCGTGCCTGGATTGTCGGGCCCGCACCCAGGATGCCATCGCGTTCTGTCTCGAACATGCCCTCGATTAGGGGATTGTTCCGCGTCAATTCGCGATTGATTTCCCGCAGTCTGTAGAGATTGTTTTCAGTAAGGTGCGTATCGCCGGTCCCGCCGAGGCCCTTTCTTTTCTTTCTGGTCCGCATGGACTCGACCGCATCGTATGCGAATCGGTAGGCCTTGCGCTTGTAAGCGGTTTTGGGTGAAAATATCCCGACAAGGCCATCGATTTTCTCCGATGCACTTCTCGACAGATTACCCTCCGGCCGGAATTTTTCTCTGTTCGGTCTCATCAGAACTCCGCAACAGAACGGGTTACCTTATCGGCCTGGACCGCTTTCGTTTCCAGTCTGCGTCTCTCGGCATAGAGCGTCGCCAGCATTGCGCGTGTATAGGTCCTGCCTTCGTGGGTGATACTCTGCGCCCCGTCTTCGATTTTAGTTATCGCCGAATCGACCGCATCTAATTGTTGTGCAAGCGTTCGTGCCATAGAGGACAAGTTACGAAGTTGTTCAAGAAACGAAAACAGGCTGATTACTAAGAATTAGTAACGACTTGAAGATTTTTTTTACCCGCCCGTGATGGGTTTTTTATCCCTAAATTGGCTGATTCGGCCTTGTTTTTGCTGTCTGCGCGGCTATAATAGTCTTAACAGGACTGCGGTTTATTCATATCATTCGTTCCCTCACAAGTAGCCCGGTCCTGTTTTGTGTGTGTCCCGCCAGAACGCTTTGGTTTATTAACTTGGCCGAAGCTTAGTTTGAGAGAGTTGTCGTTAAGTCAATCCCGAAAAACCGCAATTACTATCAACAAAGCCCTCCTATACTATCCTCTTAGACTAATCCCATGTTATTATACGTTAGCTTCGTAGGTTTTGTCTTCACATGAATCTGAAGATTTACATACGACTGTGCCCCATCCTCAGGCGACTCCAATAAGCGGTCGGTAACCACGTTCAATCTCGTGACAAGTTTGTCATCTTCCAATAAACAGTAAAATGGAGTCTCACCGTCTCCAGGCGAAGCACATGTCGGGAGTTCGCTCTCAACCGTTGGCATTCTAAGCGCATCCAGTAAGGTCTTGAGGCGGTTGTCTATGTCCCCGCCCCGCGTTATGATAGCTCCTGCAGCTTCTGGCCAAAGCATGTTGATACTCAACTCTGCAACCAAGTTTATGTTTGTATTCACGAGCGCAGTGAATCTGAACTCGCCAACATCTTTTTCAGTGCAGATTCCCTTTTCATCATAATTGTATACCAGTATCTCTTCTGGCGGTTCGAGCTTCTCTATGTTTTCTTTGGACAAAAGCTTTTTTAGCTGTTCGTGAAAAATACGTCGAATCGCATGCTTATGCTTTGGTTTCCCATTGGATTTTAACGGCCCTCGATATACAAGCGTAAACTCCATACTATATCTCCTTTTCGCCCTCTGTGGCCATAATATTAAATAGTCAATCGCAAACTGTCAATCCTCAATAAGTAGCTTCTATCGACTTGAAATTCAGGCCGCACCTCGAGCATTTATGGTACCGAATCGGCAAATGGCTGGAATCGTAGACCGGCACCTTTGCAGATCCGCATTTCGGGCATTTCGGCCGCTGGTACCTAATAACCACATCCTCCGGCTGTAGCCGGACGACTTTCTTCTTCCTGGTCCTTTTAGCCGCCGGTAAATCCAATTCCGGCAAATCATCGAGAAATCCGTTTCTCATTTTTTTAGCCACAGAGACCACAGAGTCCACAGAGATTTTTAATATATATTTTTTCTCTGCGCTCTCGGCGTTCTCGGCGGTTAATCCTTTCTATAAGAGTTTCGGCAAATCATCCAGAAATCCCGGCCCCTTCGGCCTTGCAGTCTTTTTCCTTTGTGCCGGCCCGCCCGTCACAGCGGCGGGCAATCTGGCCTGTTTTTTACCCTTGAGATAGAATGCCCCTTTGTAAAACGCGGCCGCTGCGCACAGGACGGCCGTATCCAGGGCATGTGTGGGGGCGCCGGTGCTGACCGTCTTCCAGACCCACCTGGCATTGCCCCGCGAATCGCGCAAGCGAACCTTGTGCTCGTTTGCAAACTCGCGGAAATAATAAGCGGGGCATTCGGCGTAAAATTTAGTTAAGGGTTCGGCAACTATATTTTCTTCTTCATCTCTTCGCGGCTCGACCCAATTGGTCACCTGGCCCTTGAAATAGAAAGTATCGACGATAAGAAGCTGCATCCCGCGGTACCGGGCCCGCTGTCTGCGGTTGAGACGCCGTTCGGTCGCCCTCTCGATGTCCGAGGGCGTCAGCGGCGTCCTTCTCGGCCCTTGTTCTCCCTGAGTCGGTATAGTAAATCCTATCCGCTGCCGGCAGTAGTCATAGACGTCGTCGGGCATAAATTTCGAATCGATAAAGAGCACCACAACCGCCAGCCAGGGCCTTTCCTCACTGCTGGTACCATCGGCCCACGGGAACGGGCTCAGCAGCACCTCTTCATCCAGCTGCTCGAAGCTCGTCGCCTGCCCTGTCTTTATAACCCAGTTCTTCAGACCCTCGCCAAAACCGCGAACCTCATACTGGATTCGGACAAGCCCCTTGCTTGGTGATTTATGATAATCCGCCGCTGCGACCAGCAGTCTGCAGTCGGCAGGCACTGTCCCGCAGCTAAAATCGCTTCGCAATTCTTTTACGATGCTGGCCTTTAGTCTCTGCCCGGTCTCTTCGAACGGCCGTCCCCGATATGCGTTGTAAAAATCGTGCAGATGTCCCGACACCCTGCCCTGCTCGGTCTGGCCCTCGAACCAGGCCGCCATCATCCTGGGCCAGGTCACCCACGGGCTTATCAGCGCTGAGAACTGAAAACCGCTGTGCCGCCTGGTCCGAAGAGGCTTTCCGCCGGCATTACCATTCTTGTCGATGTGTTGCCCTTCCGGCAGCCACTTGCCGGCAGCGACCAGGGCAGGCTTTTGTGTCTCTTCGATTTTTCGGCCGCAGACCACGCACTCATACCATACATCTTTTTTTTTAAGTATCTCATCCGGGTCCCTGAGAGTTTTCGGCAATTTGAGCTGTGGAAATTCCCAAATCCGATACTCGCCGCAGTGGGGACAGGGGCAATAAACCTGCTGCATATTCGAGCGCAGATACGAACGGTTAATCGGGCCATCTTTCGTTGTTGCCGTCGATACCCTGACGATTTTGCGGTCCCAGAAAGTGATGGTCCTTTTTTCAGCCAGCGAAATCGGGTTGGTCTCTTTGCCGCTGTAAGCCGGATATGCATCCGTCTCATCGCAGAACAGGTACCGCACCGGTGTTTTTTTAAGGTCTGCCGGCGAATTGGCACCTGCCAGATACAGGTTCATACGGTCGAACACCAGTTCCTTGCCCGACAAGTCCCAGATTCTACCGGTTGTATGAGATAAAATTGCAGGACTTGCATTGACCATCGGCACAAGACGGTTATAGACCACATCTTCACAGTCATCATCACGCGGCATAACCAGCATGGCCGGCCCGGGGTCCTCGCAGATACAATACCCTATCATATTATAGATTGACTCCGAACCGCCCGATTGAGGCACCTTCTGAACCGTGATTTCTTCAACTTCCGGGTCGGTGAAGGCATCCATAATATCTCTCAGGTACGGTGTCTTATCCGTGCTCCACTGCCCGGACTCGGAGCTGGTCTTTTCATCGAGCACGCGGCTCGCATCGGCCCACCCGCTTACGGTCGGCACCACAGGCAGCCGCCAGGCGTCCCGCTCGGCCTTTGACCATGCCCCGTAATCAATCTTCGTCGCGGTTCTTGTCATTCTTGCCTGCGAACCCTTCGATTATGTCCCTGGTTCGAACGTCGATAATCCGCTGAACCTTTTTCGGGTTTTTTTCTTTTGCCAGTTCCGGCGCCAGTTTTCGGCCCAGTCCCAGAAGTGCCCGTTTGACCGCCACTACCTTCCGAACGATTTGGCCCTCTATTTTGTCGCGCTCGATAAGCTGACCCTGTTTGATTTTAAGCTCAATCTCCAATAGTTTCCCCTTGAGCTCCTTGACATTGGCCTCGGCTTCCTGCGTTCGCTGTCTGTGTTCGGTCGGCTGGGAGCCTTCGTGCTGTTTGAACATATCGAGCATGCCCTTGATATAACAGCCATCAGTGGTCCTGGGCATGCCGTTTTTGACCCACCGGCGGATCGTCCTGGCTGAGACCGATGCGTATTTACCGGCTGCGGCCTGCGTCTTTACGATTTGGTCGGCCGCGATCGTCGCCCGTGACTCGTCGATCGTCGCTCGTTGCTTGTTTTTAGGTTTCTTTTCCAGTTTAGCTAATTCCTCGAGCTCTTTACGACTCAGCGGCCGATTGTTCTTAACCCGTTCCAGCAGATACAGGTGCCGTTGTCTTTCTGCGATTTCAACGGCATCAATCCGGCCGTCACCGTCTTTTTTGCTCAATCTTTATTGTCCGTTTCTCCGATATTCGATTATGGGTATATGGTCCCGGCGGGGTTAATATGCTCTGATAGGTGTAACTATCAAGGCAGGCGGTCAACCGATGTTCACCGCCTCCCGCCAGGGCCTTTCCTGTGCCCGCACCTATCTCAACGTCAAGATAGGTGCGGCACAATCAATTCTTATTTCTTTACCTTTTGCCTCTTACTTCTCATTTTCTTATAGCACTCCAGGCACGGGTACCTGTTCGGCTTTCCCTCGCCGACATCGACGAACCCATCGGCCCCACAGCGGCACTTATACGGATAATCATCGTCGGCCGAGACTCGTTTTGTTTTTTTCTTATTCAATTTGCTTTACCGGCTACTATATTGCGTAATTCCGTCAATCTTTCATAAAGAGGCTTACTAAAACCTCTTGGCTTAAACCCATAATAGTTCAACACTTCCTCAATTGTCCTTTGTTCTTTACCTTCAAAAAACAAAACGATGGCCGTTAATAAATCATTCATTCGCCATCTCTTTTTCCTTTCGTTTTCCTTTGCCCGATGTGCCCTCATCCAGTCCCGCATGGCCCTATATCGTGTTCTGTGGTCACGTCTGATGGCGACCGCCGCTACTATTTGTAGGCTCTCAATTACTTGCGGCGAATGTATCTGTCCTTTTTCCCAATGGTTGCGCCAAATTGACTCTCCATTTTTAGTGGCTTCCATACCGAACCAGCCTTCGGGAATCTCATCCGGGCATATCAGACCCTTCGGGTATGCGAGATAACACAAATGAGCAGGAAAGATGCCGCTTGTGAATTTGCGTTTTTTATCTTTTAGGTAATCAGCCCGGGCTGTCTTTACCTCCACCAAAACTGTCAACAACTGTCCCCGCAATTCATCCCGCCAGAAATGGGTGAGCTTTAATTTGTTTTTCTCCGTATAGGATGGATATACAAACGTCGCTATATCCCCAATCCAACCCTTGGCCACACCGACTTCTGTTTCTATCGGTTTACATCCTCGCAGATGCAAATAAGCAACTGCCGCTGCCGTCAACTTATGTGTCAGGGCCGTTTTATTACGGTCTATACTCATATTACTCATCTACTGTCTACCTGCTTTTTACTTTTTACGCCTTTTTCCTTGGTCGTTAAAATAAAACACAAGTAGTGCTTTCGTCCTGTATAGTCCCGGTAATGTCTGATTTGTTCAACTCCATTTAGAGCAAGATACAACTTGAGTTTTTCAAACCCCTTGCTGTTAAAAAGCGTCGGGCATTTTGCAACCATCGAAGCCGAATAACTCAAATCCGCCAGTAAGCCGGTTGGCAGCTTGCCATAGACAGACTGTATAAAAGTCACGAAGATGGTCTTAGGATTGCCGTGGACAGCCGTAAATAGCCAGCTTAGTTGTTTATAGGGTACCCCGTATGAGTCCAAGTCGATCACATTGAATTGGTCCAGACTAAGAGAAGGTAAAAATTTACTATTATCCCCGACAAGATACACACCATGTCTGTCTTTTTTCCGCTCGATTTGTAAAACATCAATATGTTTTTCAGGATGCCTTTTCTTTATCGCATTCCATATCCGAGAGTTTCCTGCAAAACAATCCAATACCCTGCACGGGCCTTTAGGCAGATTATCTACTCGCAGTTTTATCTTTACCTCAAAGTGCGAATTATCAGTTTGAACACTGTTCATATTCTATGCCTTCTACCTGCATAATGGCCAATAGATGTTCCTGTATCTTCAACAATAAAGCCGGTTCGAATGAAAGCAGGATATGGGTTCTTTTATAAGGTTGTATTTTTTCTTCTGTATATTCGCAGGCCTGCTGTTCAACATCTCCCTGCAGTTCAGCTATTCTCAAAGCAAGCATATCTTCATCCGGCAGCTCTCCACGCAGTTTATCGATATATTCGCCCAACTGCTCGATGAACCGGCCCTGGATTTGGGGATTATTGAGTGTGATATTGAGCAGCTTCTCCTGTGCCTCGGTCAGGTCCACCGTAACACACATGCACTTGTGCCCTTTGCCCTTAAGCTCTTTTAATACCTTATACCGCTGATGCCCCCCGACAATCCTGTTCCTGCCGGCCCGGGTATTTATGATAATCGGCTCAACGCAACCGAACTTATCAATCGACACAGCCAGCCCCGCCAGCGCCTCATCACTTATCGTTCGCGGATTATACTTGGCCGGTTTTAGCCGGCTTAATTCAAACTCCGCAATCTGCGGCTGCGGTGTCTTTCGTTTTTTCGCCTTCGGCCTCCCTGCCTTCTTTTCCATAAAATCATCCCTTCAACGGACAGAATCGTGCCGCACTTATCTTGACGTTGAGATAGGTGCGGCATCACTCCCGCTATCTCAATCATTTACTCATTTACTCATAGTTCATTGTTCATAGTTCGTTGTTCGTCATTCGTCGTTCGTAGTTCGTAGTTCGTAGTTCGTCGTCAGTCTGCCTTTCTCAATGCGTTGCGGCTCTCTTGAAACTTATCGCCCAAACCCACGGATTAACGTCCCAGCCATAGCCTCGCTTGGCGTTGAGAGAATCCCAAAGCTGTCGGAACTGATGCTGCATCACATTCGGCAATGATGACCGCAACCGCCTACCATCCCAATGACAAGCTCCCATCGGATTTATGCCTTCAGCGTAACACTCTTCTTCTGTTATCTCCTGCACCCTCTCCACCCTTATCCCTGTTATCTCAAGCCAGATGCGGGCAGCCCATTTGGGCATAAATCTTGGAGATGTCCACCGTGTTCTGTCATCATCATATTTGTCGCAATCAACAATGTTGGGCTCCGGCCCTGTTGCTCTATAATGCGGGATAAGTGGCATTGTCTTTTCGGGGTCGTGATATGATATGGGTCTGTCAGTCGGTAATTTATACGAATAACCGTAGTATGCAGGATTCTCAATAACAAATGTTTCCCGCACCCTAAGCAAATCGCCGACCTTGCCGTAAGGACATTTAAGAGATTCACACTTACAACCACCTATAATGCCGTTTGGCAAAAGTTTAGACAATGACCAGCCGCTCTCAACATAATGGCAAGAGGCTACTGTCATTCCCTCGGGCGGTTGCGGCGTTATAACCCTTCTGGTCATCGTTTTTCGGTCATCGAGTATTGCCCTGACCATTTCAGAACTAAATATGATTGGGCGTTCTTTCATTTTTCAGCCTCGCTTAAACCACAAAATCACCACTACAATCACAAACTCTATTCCGACGAGACCACAAGCTGGAGTTCCCACGTCTGGGAAGGGTTTACGGTTATCTGAACCTCCTCCTCTCTTACCTCCGGCCACAGGCAGGCGTTGGGGTCGTTTGGCTCGCAGGCTGCAAACAATCTGATATAAAACTCACCCGCCTCCTGCGGCGTGAACTCAACCCTGCCGATATTCGCATCGACGATGGTATAAGGGGGCAGCTCTATAAAGTGAAAAGTTACCACACCCATATTGGAGTCCACAAGGCTCCATTGATAAACCCGTTCGCCAAATTGGCACATAATGTCCTCGTGGGTGCGGACGTAATCGGTCGGCTGTGCCGCACCAGCCGCTGGTGCGGCACAATGAACGATGAGCAACAAGCTCAAAACCAAAATTAGCTTTTTCATTTTAGAATCTCCAATAAACTTAATTGACCTTGCCTTGCCTCTTTGACCGGCACGCCAGTCTCAACTGCCTTTAGTCTTTCCTCTGCCATTTTGCAGTATTCGGGTGATATATCGATGCCGATATAATTCCTGCCAAGCATCTTGGCGGCGACACAGGTTGTGCCGGAGCCACAGAAGGGGTCGAGAATAAGGTCGGAAAGATTACTATATCGCTCAATACACCACATCATTAATTCGGATGGTTTTGGTGTCGGATGGTCTATTTTTTCATCGTTACTATCTGTTATAAACCCTTGTCGCCTGCAGGTAAATTTCCGAGCGACTTCATTAAAAGACGTTATTGCCATTTCGACGCCGGCAAAGCAAGTCTCTGACCAATCTGCTTGTTTATCCCATATTAAAAAGCAATTGGTTGAAGGGAGGGCTTCGAGAAAATAGTTGCCACCCCAAACAATATAGTTGGTTCCGGCCGCTAAAATTGTCTTTAGTTCTTCGATAGTTGGCTTTTTCGTAATCCCCCACTTCGCCATACTTTCGTATGTTCGATTTAGTTCTTTTAATCGGCCTATTTGGTTTTGTCCCCTATAACAGACTTTCCCATACGGCGGGTCTGTCAGCACCAAATCCACACAGTTGTCCGGCCAGTCCTTCATAACTTCCAAACAATCACCGCAAATTATCCTGTTCACCGGCAAATCCATTTATCTCAAAACTTCTCCATCAAATACCTAAATGCCTTTTCTGCCTGCTGCGGCACTACTCCATTGCCAAGCAATCGCAGTCTGTCCACCCTGTTTCGAGTCCCATCAACTGCTCTACCCAGTCGGGATTGAGCTTGCCCTTCTGTGGCGTTGTTTTTTTGTCTGGCAATACTTCCGTCCGAAGATAGTTTCTTCCTATGTCGTGCGGTAGATTCGGATTGTATTGGTCGCTGTCGTTTGGTGTCGGCCACAACCCTCGGCTCTTCCCATTCGTATTGGGGCTGTCCTGGTCGAGCAGGCCACTTATCATATCGGGCAGTGTAGAGGGGTTGTCCTTGTGATGTCTTGCCTTGAACCCTGCTCCGCTCTGTCCCTTGTAATCCCTGTATGCAGGTGTCGGCCAATTCTTCTCTTCTTCGACTGTTACTCTGTCCACCAACAATTCCTGAACTTTGGGTTTCTCGCCCTTTCTCAATGCCTTGCAGACACCCTTGTGGGCATAAGCACCCCTCTCGTGTGTTCCCATCGCCATTGTAGGCCAAGATAAACAACCGTTCCCGTCTGTGTGGAGCTCCACACTCTGCCGCCGTAAACAGTCCTGCCTCAACTTTGTAACCCATATCTCGTAGGCTTCGATAAACTTCGGGGAATCCGAGGGTAAGGTGTCCGGGGACGTTCTCGAAGAAGCACCAAACAGGTCTAACTGCCTTGACGATTCGGCCAATATGCGGCCAAAGGTGTCGAGGGTCGTCTGTTCCCTGTCGCTTGCCGGCAACGGAAAATGGCTGGCACGGGTAGCCCGCAGTGATAATATCAAAGCATCCTCGAAATCGCTCTGCCGGAAAGGTTCGCAAATCCGGCCACAGAGCTTCGATAGCCAGCCTGCCCTCTTCAGCCTTCGCAACCAGGTTCGCCAGTGCGTAGGCTTCGACCTCCACTGCAACGACTCGCACAGGGTTCGCCAGTGCTGCGGATAGTCCGAGTTCAATACCTCCGTATCCTGCACAAAGCGATAAAACCGTGATGTCTTCGGTATAACCCACAAAGCTAACGCCTCAATCCTAAGCCATCATACTTTTTATTATTGCCGGCCTCGACCAGGACCGCCTGTCAAAAACTCAAAGGTCAAGCTCCATCTGTTTTTCTTCGCTCGTCATCGGCCGCTCTTCGACCACTTCCCCGGTGTCTTTTCTTACGAGCGTTGCGGTGAGCTTGGTGTAGTTCAAACGGAGCTCGCAATCTATCGACCTCATCTCCACGCCATCACGGACGTTGACCATCAAGCGGTGTATCTGTTCATTCAGGGCGCCCGTCCGGCTCTTAAAACCCCCCGTAACGCTTTTGTGCTCGAGCGCAAAACTTTCGGCCTGCTCGAGCGCCTTCGCTAAGCGGTCCGCGGCCTCGGCCTTGTCCTTCTCACCCAACTCGCAGGGTAAATGGTGCGGTTCGTGGGCTACTTTAACCAAGTCCTTTTCTTTCTTTGCCATAATCATCCACCTTTCAATTACGAAGGTAAAAGTTTTTGAGGCATTACGCCCGTTTCAATACTTTTTATAACTTCTTTCTGAACATATTGGCCTATCGTTGTCCCATCCGGCAGGCAGGTCTGCGCCAAAAATTCATCCTCGAAGGATACGAGCCCTATTTCCACAAGCTCCAGTTTAGCCTTGATACCTAATAGTAAAATACGCCATCTTTGACGTTGCGCTTGCTTGAATTGATTGTCTGTTTTGTAACCATTCCTGTCCGGAGTTGGCACGTTCATTTTGTAAGCCCTGCCGTTAAATTTGAACGCTATACCCGAACCCCTTGGACTTGAGCCATAGAAAAACTCTTCAATGCCATAGCGTATTAAAGTCCGCTCTATTTCTATCTTTGAACGCTCTATCGGAACCGATGTTGCCTTGGCGTATTTCGCCATATCATTCACCGCCTTTTCCTGCTTTTTCTGTAACATCTGTTTTTACCTTTTCCAATCCTTGCCATGTGTCGTGCATACTTTGTGCTTTCGCCTTCCAGCATCTTTCTTACTCTTCGCCGCATACCCATCTGCGTTTACCTTTTCTTTCAAACGACCTTATCTAAAAACCCGCAACAACTTCCAAACCACTCACACCCCGAAAATCCCCCTGGCCGGACACGCCTTTTTGCCCCCAAAATTTACCCATTGCGCGCCATTAATGAC